GACGCCCGCGAGAGAAGGACCCCGTTCACACGTACCTGATCGCTCATGTTCTACCTTCTTCCTTCTCTTCGAGCTCGATCAGCCCGTGACCGTCTTCAGCGCGGGGTTGGTGAAGCCGATCGTCTCGACGATCGTCTCGGGGTACGCGAGCGGAACGATCCGCGTGTCGACGTGGATCGTCTTCGTGCTGAGGATGTTGTCGTTCCGGCGCACGACGCCCGACCATCCCGACGCCTTCGGAGCGCTCCCGAGGACGGCCTTCAGACGCGCGTTGATCCCCGCTTCGATGTCGAGCGCCTCTTCCTCGAGAATGAAGCCCGTCGTCGCGTTGACGCGGATCTCGTGGTTCAGGCGACCGATCAGGTAGAGGCGCACCGTGCGGCGCGCAAGGTTCATGACGCGGCGGTAGGGCATGCGCGAGAAGTCGCCGCCGGCCGCACACATGATCTGAGGCGTGTTGACATAGACGCCCTGAGGGCCGTCGGGCCACGTGCGCAGCACGCACGCGCGCGAGTCGTCGAGACCGGGGTTGATCGACTCGTCGTGATAGACGTTGTTTCCGTTCGCGTCGGCGAGCGACACCCCGACCGCGGGGCCGAGGTTCACGTCCGCGATGTTGGTCTGCTCGTCGCGACGCGCGGTCTCGGGCGCGACGTGGAACGCGATCGCGCGACGGTACGCGCGGCCCGAGTAGCCCGACGCGATCTGTGCGGCGCCGGCGCAGATCGATCCGTAGATCGTCGCCTTCGCGCTGAATGCGGTGTCGAACGCGGCCTTGTACGTCGACTCCGACTCGGAGTCGGTCGGGATTCGGAAGTTGCCGACGTACGCGCGCGGCTTGCCCGCCGCGGACATCGCCGCGAAGCTCGTCTCGACCGCGTCGAAGAGCGTCGCCGTCAACGGGAACGCGAGGCCGGCGACCGTCCACTCGCTCGTCGTCGACTGAAGCGCCGTGAGCGCGGTCCCGACCTCGGTCGCGTTCGGACACGGCGCGACCGTCGTGCAGGCGATGATGTCGCCGGCGACGAGCGTCCCGGCCGCGATGGCGATCACGACGCCGGTGTCCGCCGGGAGCGCGATGATCACGGCCGTCCCGAGCGCGACCGTCGCCGAGTACGTGCGGCCGCCGTCGACCGACCACTGATAGGTGATCCCGGTCGTGCCGCGCGTGCCGCCGGTGATGATCTTGATCCGCACCTGAAAGTCATCGAGCGGCGCGTTCGTCGAGTCCGCGGTCGGCACGCTCGTGCCGGTGCCCGTGAGGGACACAGTCCCCGTCGTCGCCGCGGTCGTCTGCCCGGTCCGGCACACGAGCGCGACGATCCCCTGGTCGATCGCGCGGCATCCCATCTCGACGAGCGGCCCGTAGCCGAAGTCGGCGACGAGCGCCGTCTTCGAGCCGTACGCCGCGGGCGTGTTGACGGTGCCAGCCGAGCTCACGCCGACGCAGGCGAGCGACTTCGAGCCGGAGGGGATGACGCCGAGCGCGTTCTGTAGTTCCTGCTCGCTCACAGAGGGTTGCATGGCTATTTCTCTTTCCGTTTCCCGTTCGTGTTTCCGAGCATGGCGGCGCGAAGCTTCGCGCGCGTCTCCTCCGTGATCGGCGGATGGGGCCGTCGATTCGGATGCTTCTTGCCGACGTGGGCCGCGCCGATCTTGGCGCGCGTCTCTGCGGGCATCGTCGATCCCAGCTTCGCGCGGCGCGCGGCTTCGAGGCACGCGACCGACGGCGGCCGGCCCTTCTTTGCGACGCTCATCTTGGCGCGCGTCGCTTCCGAGTGTCGCCGTCCCGTTGCTCCGCGCGCGATGTTCGCTCGAGCCTCATGGCCGAGCGTCCACTTCCGCCGCCGATAGGGCTGCGCGCCCTTCCGCACGTTGTAGCAGTCGGGGCCTGCGAGAGCGCCGATCGTTGCCTTTTCGACGGCGACGCGCGTCTCGACGTCGTCGATCACGGCGAGCACCTCGAAGTCGAGCACGGCGCCGCGCGCGTGGTCGATCTGCATCGGCGCGTTCGTGTGCGTTCCATACCCAAGGGTCCGGCGATGGTGCGCCGCTCGCTTGTCGAATCGCTGCGTCTCGCCGATATAGACGCGGCCGTCCGCGCGATTCCTGATCGCGTAGATTCCTGCGGCCTTCTCGTGTCCGTGCAGCTCGATCTTCATGGCGTGTCGGTCGGGGAAACGGTCTCGGTGTCGGTCGTGTCGTGCACGCCGTCGAGGTAGGTCGTCGTTGCGACGTCGGCGACGGTGTCGGCGGCCGCCGTCGTCTGAAGCGCGTCGGGGATCATCGCGTCGACCGCGAAGACAACGCGGAGCGTCGCGCCGAAGCGCCGAACGTTCTCGCGATCGAGCCACTCGGCGCCGAGGATCGAGACGGTGCCCTTCCCGATCAGGTAGAGCGCTCGAGCCCATGCGTCGAAGAGCATGCGTGCCGCGATGTACTGCGCGCGCTCGTTCTCGGCGGTCGCCGCGCTGCTCTGATCGACGGCCTCGAGATAGACGGTGCACAGCTCGTGCAGCGTCCAGAGAGGGCGGCCGGGCGTGGTCCGGCCCGGCTGCCGGACGGGCGCGATCTCGCCGAGGTCGCCGTCGTCGCCGGGCTCCCACACGATCCGTCGGACGCCCTCGTGCTTCGTGCGCTCGCGCCACCCGAAGCGGTGCGGAACCACGTCGGGCCCCGTCTGCGTCCAGCGAAGGACCGACGCGTCGACGATGGAGCCCGCGCCGAGCGTGAGCGTCACGCCGAGCACGGCGATCGTCGTGCCCGTCCCGAGCGCGGTCGACGTTCCCCACGTCGAGCCGTCGTCGGTCGAAACTTGGTAGAGGATCCCCGTCGTGCCGACCGTGCCGCCCGTCGGGAAGCGGACGCGGATCTCCGCGGCGGCCGTCGGGGTCCCGGCGATGCTCGGCGAGCTCGTGCCCGACCATGCGACGTGCTCGAGCGCGGTCACGACGCCCGCCCACGTCGCCATGAGGGCGACGACGTCGTCGAAGAGCTTCGGGAGCGCGAGCTTGATCGAGGTCGTCACCGGCGACCCCCCGCGGCCATGATCCGGCCGAACTCGAGATCGAGCGCGTCGCCGATCGTCGTCGCCATGCGCGACGGGAGCGCCCCCTTCGGGATGATCTTCCGCTGCACGTGCCCGCGCGCCTTGCCCTGATCGTGCAGCGCTTCGGGGCCCTCGACGACGAGCACGACGGCGTCGCCGACGGGCGTCACGGTCACGGCCGCGGCCGCGTTCGCGAGCGCCTTCCGGCCGTCGAGCGTCTCGGCCCACGGCTTCCCGTCGGGATCGAGGCTCCGAGCGATCTGCGCGCCGACCGACGCCTCGAGCGCGCGTGCGACCGCCGGCGCGGCCGTGTGCGGCATGCGGCCGAGCGCCTCGAGCCGGGCGAGGTGCCGATCGAGCGAGCCTCGCGCGGTCACGACGACGACCCCGTGCCGGTCCCGGCGGTGTCCTCGTCGAGCGCCTCGCCGGCCTGCATGTTGCGCCACACGTACGGGCTCGTCTCGGTGTAGACGAGCGGCGCCGAGCGGCTGATCGCCTGCGCCGAGCTCGAAGACGAGAGCGGAAGCTCGAAGAGCCCCTCGGGCGCGTTCGCGGCCTGCGCGATCTCGGCGAGCGCCGTGTCGAAGTCCTCTTTCGCGTTGATCATCGCAAGATCGTCGGGGTCGACGCCGCGGCGACGGTACGCGCGCCACGTCACGAGGTCGGCGAGCCACCCCGTCACCACTTCGGGGTAGGGCGTGACGAACGGCGCCGCGTATTGCTTGCCGATCTGCGAGTCGATGCGCCGCGAGAAGCGCGTGAGCTGCGCGAGGATCCATCCGGGCGCAAGCGCCTCGAGCGCGTCGACGTCCGGGCCCGGCATCGTCGACAACGATCGAAACTCTGCGAGCGTGAGGTACGTCGGAGCGGTCACGGTTCAACCCATAGCGGCGGCGAGAATCGAACTCGCGTTTTCGGCGTATGAAGCCGTCGGGGTACCACTCCCCAACACCGCAAAGAACCGACGCCGCGCGCGAGAGCGAGAGGAGGACGGGGCCCGTCCTCGCGCGCGACGTCAGAGATCAGCCGACCTTGTGGAACGAGACCGGGATCTCCACGTAGCCGGCGCCGGCCGTGAAGACCGAGGTGATCCGGTCGAACCGGATCGTGTCCGCGGCGACCAGCAGGAACGCGCGGCGGTGCGCGATCGTGTCCATCTTCGCGCCCGCGGTGCCCGCCTTGATCCCGGCCGTGCCGAGCGTCGCCGTCACGTCGCCGGCCGCGCCGCCGAGGATGTCGCCCTTCGTCGAGCCCGCCGCGTTGCTCGTGCTGATGCCGATCGCGCTCGAGCTGCCGCCGGTGAAGCCGGTCACGACGTCCCAGTGCGGATCGTCCATGATCTTGAGGCAGTACCCGGTGGGCACCGTGCAGAGGGCTCGCGCGTCGGCCATCGTGTAGTCGATCGCGATCTTCATCGTGAACGAGGTCCGCGCGCGCACCCAGCGGCCCGTGCCGCTCGAAGGCGCGATGATGAGGTGCGAGGTCGCGGTCGCCGTGCCGTCGATCGACGCGGTCTCGGCCGCGACGAACGTCCAGACCGAGAGGTCCGAGCGGACGAGGACCGTCTGGCCGTCCGTGCGCGAGCTCGAGCCGATCGCGGCGAGCGCCGCCCGGTCGGCGACCGAGCCGAAGATCGAGCCCGCGCCGGTCGCGCCGGCGACCTTCAGGCCCGAGAGGACCGCGACGCGGTTCTCGTCCGAGAGGTAGTCGACGACGATGCCGGCCGCGCTGCGCGACGTCGAGAGCGTCGAGACGGTCTTCCCGTCCTTCATGTAGCAGGTGTTCCCGACGTCGTCGGCCGCGACATCGTTCGGGCTGTCGTCGTTGTTCCACAGCTCGGCCATGATGCCCATGGGCAGCTGCACGCGGCACTTCGTGGTGCCGTTGCCGGTCATCGTCTCGGCGAAGCGTCCGACCGAGAGAAGGGTCGTCGACGCCGACACGACGGTGAGGAGCCCCGTCGAGGTGTCGAGGCACGCCTCCTCTCCCTTCACGGCCGCGGCGCCGTTCGTGAGCTTCCACGAGTACTCGTTGATCTCGATCTTGTTGCGTCCGGTCGTCATGATCTTTTTTCTCCGCGCGCTCGCGCTCGAGCGCGTCGATCGCGCCCTCTTCAACGCCGCAAGGCCCGCCCCTCGTGAGGGCGAGCCGGACGGCGTGATCGGAGCGGTCGCCCGATCAGCGCGAGGCGATCACGTCGCGCCGCACTTGAACGCGAGGAACGGGTGCCCGTAGCCCGCGACGTTGCGGCCGCTCGCGTGCCACTTGAGGATGTCGGCCGAGTCGAGCGCAGCGTCG